CGCAAGTCAGTAAATCTCCAGAAGCGATTGACAGGACGCTAGGCGCACTTACGCTTCCTACGTTAAATACAATGCTTGATGCTTCTAAAAGAGCAAAAACTCGAATTACATCTGCTTCAATGCCAGCAAGATTGCCTTCATTATCGAGAAGAGGCACAATGATGCTTAAACGAAAGTTGGCCAGAGGTGCGATTGCTGTGTAGTCGTTATTGCTAGGGACAATGTAAGGATCAGCAGGAGTGACAATAACGCTGTTAGCAATAGGCGTAGCAGGAGGATATGAGAATACCGACCACTTTGTGTTATCAGTAAGAGCTGCTGCGATTGAAGCGCGTAGTGTGGTTATGGCTGGCATTAGCCCACCATAGAATTAGGGCTGAGATATGGAGCAAGCAACCCACGAACGCGAGAAAGAAGCTGTGAACTCATTGCGTACATGTTGCCAATTGAACCATCTGGCATCATGCCGTTGCCTGAGTTGGTTTGGCGAGAAGTCCAAATTGAAATGCTAATCATAAGGCTGGCTTCCTGTACTGCTGGCTCGCTTGAGTAATCTGTATAAGTAGTTGCCGCTACCTGACCATAAGGGTAAATTGGGTGAAAAGTCTTAACGACATTAGCCGCATGAGTTGTTGTAATGTCAATGCTTTTTCCATTGACTGCATTGACTGTCTTTGAGCCGTTAAAAGCTGATCCACAACCTGTGACTGTAATTGTCTGCCCGACATAGAAAACGTCCTCAACGTAATCGTTGAAGTATAAGACCCCTGCTGTGCCGTTGTTAGAGTGACCTGTTGCTGGAAGTACGTTTGTCCATAGAAAGGGCAACATGACATCGTCAGCAGCATCGCAGACTGATTGCAAGACTGCATCGGTGTAGAGAGTTCCTACGCCAAGAGCTGTGCGTAGCTCTGCAACTGTAGTGGTACTCATGTTGTCCTTTCTAAAGACTCAAGGGGACTGCAAGGGCTCTGGCAGCCCCCTTGAGCGACTTAGGGTGTTATCAGGTTAGGTTAAACCAGTTTGCGCCAGCCGCTAGTTTAGTAGCAAGTGCGCCCTGACCGAATAGCAAGATATCTACTGTTCCGTCAGTATTGATGTTTGTGCGAAGCTGTTGACGTGCGCCTTCGTACCATGTGTAAGCATCTGGGTTGATTACAGCCATTGAATAGTCAGCTGTACCGACTCCGCCAGAACCCTTCATGTAGCGAGATACGCGTAGATCAAGTCCTGCTACGTTTCCGCGCAAACTTGTAGGCGATAGCGCACCCGCATTATTTTGAGGGTTTGCAGCGATGTAGATTGGACGTCCAGCATCGTTGTAGCTCATGATGTTAGCCCATTGTTCTGGTGTAACAATCATGTTGCGAGCAAAGCCAAGTGATGCAGAATAAACTGCTGCGGCCGCGCTTGAGACGTAGGATAGTAATCCTGTTGCTGAATTAGCCTGTGCTGTTGCGTTAAGTGTTCCTGCGCCTTGTACAGCATTTGTGACGAATTCTTCAGTATCTTTTGCATAAGCAAATTCCATCTGGACAAGAAGTTCATCAAGAAATGCAGGTGTTGAGTTTGTAAGAAGTTCTAGAGTAGTAATTGCACGACCCTTAAATGACTTCTTTGTAACTGTAATGTATGAAGCCTCAAGTTGTGACTCTGTTACTGCGCCATTCTCATCAATCTGATCAACAAGAGGTACTTCAGTAATCTTAGGCAACTCAAAAGTTTTTCCAAATTCTGGCATTGTGCCGCGAGAGATTGAATCAATCATTGGGCGGTCAGCGTTAGAAAGGAAGTTAAGTAGTTGTGTGCTCTGTGGTGTTGGAATAAATCCTGCACCTGTTGTCTGATCGTTGTCAGCAGCGCGAAGCCATTGACGTGAATCTTCATCACCAAAGAGGTTAGCCTTAAGTGTGTTCTCCAAGTAATTGCGCTTTGTGACTTCAATTCTTGGTGTTGTGTACATCATTGCCTGAACAGTAGGGCGAGCAGCTTCCACAGCCGCAGCTTCTACTGGTGTTGCTTCGACTGCTGGAGTGGTTGATTCTTCCACGGGGGCTGTCTCGCTTTCTGTAGTTGGAGTTTCAACAGGGGTAACTTCCTCTGCTGCGATCTCTAGCACTTGTGCAGACTTAAAGGCTGCTTCTGTGACCAGAGAAACTTCTTTTAACTTAGCCGCTGTAACGACTGTGTGACCATCGCGTGATGGTGCTGATGCAATAATTTCTGCACCAATGCTCAAGCCTGTAACAAGTCCTTCTTGAGCCATAATTAGCGCATCGTTTCCTGCCGTGCTCTTGCTTAAACGAAATACAGCGTAAAGTCCGCCTTCTTTTGTTTCTGCTGAAATCATGCGTCCTACTGGCTTTTTCATGTCGTGCATTGACAAAAGACGAATTTTAGACATATCTTCAATCTCAATAGAGCCAGCAGCAAATGTGTATGCGCCTAGATTGGTCTGTCCAATTTCGCCTGTTCCCATTGGCACGATTTTGCCAGAGATTTCGCGGCGTTCTTCGCTGCACTCAATCGAGGCGGCTTCAATGTACAAGGTTTCCATTATATTGTCTCACTTCCGTTTGGAGTTAAATCTTCCATTTCCATCGCCTGTTCAGTTGTAATTAAGCCAAGTTCTAGCATCTTCTCAATTACAAGAAGGCGCTCCATTGGTTCTGTGCGAAGGAATGAGTCATCAAGTGCAAACTTGACGTAGTGACCCGATGTGCTGATGTCATCCATAGACAAGCGGGACTCAATAGCTGAAATGTAAGGTTGGAAAGCCAAAGCAACTAACTGCTTTCTTTCATCCAAGATATTGGCGTAAGTCATAGATGTGTTCTGATCCGCTGAGACATAGTAAGCAGGGATGCCGCAGAGTCGGGCAATTTCTGTTGCTAGGTTCTGAATTGCCTCGTTGTACATCATATCTTTAGGTGAGAACTGTGTGCCTTGGAACTCAAGAGTGCTAGTTAGGTAGGCAGTTGAGTTATTTTGACGGCTGCGCTTCCAAGCTGCAAGGAGACCAGATACTTCTGCTGGTGGTAGGTCTGCTCCTGTGTTCTTCAATATGCCAGAAGCCATTGGTGTAGCTGAAGCAATAGCAGCAGCCTTGTTAATGTCAATCGCCGATTGGATGGTGCGAGCGCCAGCATTTAATATGCCCTCGTTAAAGGCTTGGAATGTTACTAATGATCCCAAACCTGACATTGGGCGTGGTGAGCCATCCACATAATATTGAGTGACATATACGTTATGAACATCTAGGTCAAACGTGACACGTGTGTTAGATACCCACTCAAAGGAAGCGCCTCGTTGGTCTTCTTGATAAACCTCAACAATTTCGAGAAAGGCTTGACCATACATAAGAAGGCTGTCAACCAACCAGCTTATTGTCACAAATTGTGGCTGTGACTTTGAAAGTTGGTGAACCCAACGTGGCGCAGGAATATCCTCGCCTGTGGACTTCTTCTTATACTCAAGAGGAATTGTTCCAACTGTGCAAAGTAAATCGCGGCAACGTTTAAGAGCTGGAACGCTTATGGCATCGCGGCGTGAGATTACTGGGAATGTAAAGCTGTAAATCGAGTTGAGGTTATCGCCCATAATGTGCGGGGCGGCTTGTGCTTCAATTACTTGCGGCTTACGTGAAAAGAGACCCATAGGTCGCAATTATACACTACATGTAGGTTATTCCGAGTAGATTGCCGCTACCTGTTGTGGTTTCATCAAAGTCGAGATTGCCATAGCAACTGAAATTGGGATTGCCACTGACCCTGCCGATTGGCGTTTGACGATTCTCCAGCTTGAGTCATTATTTTTTGCAGCGACATTGGCAAACTGGGTGATGAGTAAATCCTGACCATTATGAACCCAGCGTTGGTTGACCGTGGCATCGAGCAGGTCGCTACACGCCTGATAGAACTGTGCCCCTGAAATGTCAACGCAGATTTGCGAGGCTTGAGTCAATCGATCCGCAATAGTCTGAGTGGCATACTTATCGTAAAGAATTTTTTTCGGCCTATAAATATCCGCAAACGCTTTAATGTCCTTGGCAATTAGGAGCTCGTCAACCGAGACCAGAGACTCCCAAGTCTGCAAGACTCCAATGCCAATCCTGCCGTCTGGCAATATCTGGCCTGCAATAAGAGCTGCGTCTCTAGAACTGGGACTCTTGTCAAAGGCAAAGACCGTGTAAGCCCCAGCAGTCATTGTCAAGGTCGAGTCCGAGCAATCTTCGATGCTGTTGTGTGGGAACGGGCTGACCATGCTGGAAATCCACTGACACAATAATTCCGTGCGAGTATTTTCAATCGGGCTAGTGGCAACGGCTTCTTCTAGTGCTTCTTCTGTAATTGTGTAGCCTAAAGCTGGGTTTGCTTGAGCCCAAGCTGAACGATCCGTAATCTTGGCATGTTGAGGTGCTGAATACTCATAGTAGCCAAAGGACTTAGGTGGGTTCTCTAAGGCTCGCTCTCTCATGCCATTTAGGACTAGCGAGAAAGCATCTCCTGCATTTGAACACAGAAGCGTGTGAGCAGTTGCGTGCGCTCTAGTCGTAGGAATTGCTGCTCTGTATCCTTCTTCGCTAATTTCGCGGAGTTCATCGATGAATAGTAATCCGTTGACAGTTCTGCCGCGAGAGCCGTCTCTAGTTGCCGCAACAACGTCAAGCCTTGCTCCAGATAGCATCTCAATAGATTCTGTTCCATTTGCATGTCGTATTTGCTTGACGAATCCTTTGAGGTGGTCATTTGTCTCCAGTAGTTGAGTTACTTGTCGAAAGGTGTCCAGAGCCATGCTTCGATTAGAGGACATGATCAGAACGTTGGTTTGCCACTTGATAAGGTGGGTCAGAATAAGCATACGAGCTAAGTGAGTCTTTCCTACCTGCCGAGCACACAGAAGCAGGTTGGTCTTGCGAACGAATAAGCCATCTTTGCCAATTGTAAGCATATCCTTGAGCACATACTCCTGCCACGGCAATAATGGCATCTGAATAATCTCACAGAGGTCTTTGACGGTTTCTATACCTTCAACAATTATTTTCCAGCAATCGTTTCACGCGAGATGGCTTTAGGCGTCCCTGCGATTAAACGCTGCCGTGATCTAATCTCTGGCACAATCTCCAGCATCCCTTTGGAGTATTACAAGAAGTCCACAGGCGAAATGATTACCGCTCCCCGATGGGTTGAGCAACCTTCTATTCACCAGCCTCGTTTCTTGACTATGTATTTTACGCTAGACAGTCTGCTTATGTACGGTCAAGCGTTCTGGCAGATTACTGAAGTCTATGCTGAAGATGGTCGCATGGCTCGCGCTAACTGGATTGCAAACACTCGCGTAAGTTTCCTAACTGATCCTACAACTCAATTCGTAACGCAATACAGCGTTGATGGTAAGCCCGTCCCTATGGCTGGTCTCGGTTCGCTTATTACATTCCAGAAAGATGAAGGCATTCTAGGCATTGGTGCGCAGACAATTAAAGCAGCACTTGATGCACAGAAAGCAGCTAGTGTTGCACTTGCTACACCTTCTGCAACTGGCTTCTTAAAAAATACAGGCGCAGACCTCCCACCACAAGAAGTCTCTGGACTTCTCTCTGCTTGGAAGCGCGCTCGTCAGAATAACGGCACAGCCTATCTGACTTCTACTATTGATTACCAAGCAATCGGATTTAGCCCTAAGGACATGGCTTATCAGGACGCAATTCAGACAAACGCTACAGAGTGCGCTCGTCTTTGCTCTGTTGATCCTTACTATGTCTCTGCATCAATGAACACAACAATGACTTATGCAAATGTGCAAGATGAGCGCAAGCAAATGGTCGCCTTTACTCTCCAGCCTTATGTTTCTGCAATTGAGTCACGCCTATCCATGGACGATATCTCTACAGCAGGTCACTACGTTAAGTTCTCTCTAGATGACACATTCTTACGCACAGAACCAATGGAGCGACTTCTCGTTCTTGAGAAGATGCTTGGGCTTGGTCTCATTACAACTGAACAGGCAATGGAAATGGAAGATTTAACTCCTAACGGAAGCGAGAACGGAATCTAATGGAAACCCTATACATAGAAGCTGCATCTATTGAGTGCAACGAGGATCGCCGAGAAATCTCTGGCAAAATCGTGCCAATTGGTACAGGCGAAGTTGGTAATACTAACCTCGGCGCTTACACCTTTGAGGCTGGCTCAATTGAGATTGGCGATGTCAGCAAAATCAAACTGCTATCACAGCACGACATGAAGAAGCCTATTGGTCGCATGATTGCTGCTGAAACTCGCACAGACGGCATTTACGCCACATTCAAGTTATCCCGTAGCACAGGCGGCAGCGATGCCCTCCTCATGGCTCAAGAAGGATTGGTTTCAGGGCTCTCAATCGGAGCAGAAATCATTTCCTCTAAGCCATCACGCGATGGTCACACAGTCGTCTCGGCGGCTAAGTTAAAAGAAGTTTCTCTAGTCACAGAGCCAGCATTTAAGTCTGCTCAGGTATTAGAGATCGCGGCAGAGGAAATTCTCCCTGTCGAAGAAACCAAAACAGAAAGCGAGACAGTCGTGGAAGACACAACAGTCGAAGCAACACCAGTAGAAGCCGCGGCTGTGGAAGCTGCTCGCCCTACAGTCACAGCAATGGCTTACACAAAGCCACGCCTTGATTTCTCAGCTCCAAAGCAATTGGAAATGACAATCAGAGCATCACTCGGATCAGATGAAGCACGCGAATATGTCCGCGCAGCAGCTG